TTAGAAAAGTATGCTAGAGCAGGCAATCTGTTTGTTCAAACACCAAACTTGCCTAGAGCAGAATGGATTTATTTCGATTACAAAGCACTATGGGGCAATCTTGATAATCCACCATTTGTAACTGATAGTACGAAAGAGTATGTTGAACATATAGAAACAATACAAGACGATAACGAAAAGTTATATGCACATATATATGTAAGACACTTAGGAGATTTGTCTGGTGGTCAGATGATTGCAAAGAAAACACCTGGACCAAACAAATACTATAAAGAATTTAAACACAACAACATTAGAGAGTATAAGGACACAGTTAAAGATATGATTAATCAGTATCTAAACACTTATCAAATTAATGTTTTAACAGAGGCAAAAACATGTTTTGGTTTTGCGACCAGACTGTTTCAGGAAATGAATGATTTGGGAACGACTAATTAAGTGGTCTGAAGAGACTATAAAAATATTTGATGAACACCTGGAAGAATATCAAGAACCAGGTATGGAAAGATTTAACAAAGAAGAGTTTGGTTGGGTCAATAGAACATGGCGTAACGAACACATAAGAAGAGCTCATTTAGATATTGTTGATTGTAGAAATACAAAGAAGATGTGGATGGCTCATTGTGTTATGTTACCTGAGTTAACTAATGGTGGACCAATCTACGGATTTGATATTATTGCAGGACAAAAAATGGTTACTGGTGCGTTTCATGATTTTAGTCCATTACTAAACAAAGAACACCCTTTGACAACATGGTTTGTAGAAGAAAACAAATGGTTTAAACCATCTAAACCTAGAGAGTTGCCTGATTGGGCATTAAAGATATTCAGTCCTGGAATGATTGCAGCTGGTTTTATTAAAGAAGAAGAAGAGTTAAATCAAGTTTGTACATTAGCAGCTTCTAATATGCGAAACTATATTGATAAGATTGGCGCTCATCACGGTGAAGCAAAGAGAGAAGATGTCGTAAAAGCACATAATTTCTATGCTGAAAATCAACGAAAAAACCCACACACGCCTAGGGTTATGAAGAGTTTAGGTCTGCCAGAAGAAGATATTGACTTATTTTGTAAAGATAATCTGTTTCCAACAGTAGTCTAACTCTTATAAATATACCGAAAAGGGTACAAAGATATGGCAAATCCGAACAGTAGAGAAACATTAAAACAATATGCTCTAAGAGCGTTAGGTAAACCTGTTATTGAGATTAATGTAGATGACGACCAATTAGAAGATAGATTGGACGAAGGACTACAATATTTTGCTCAGTATCATTATGACGCAATTAAAAGAACATATTTAAAATATCAATATACACAAGCAGACAAAGATAGAATAACTGCTGATACTTCAGAAAGTATTACAAAGAATTCAGTTACTACTACTTGGAAAGAAGGCAACAATTTCATCGTTGTGCCTGAAAGTGTTATATCTGTAATCAATATTTTTCCATTCTCAGATAAGGGCAATCTAAACTTATTTGATGTCAGATATCAATTACGACTAAACGACTTGTATGATTTTTCATCTACAAGTGTGGTCAACTATGATGTTGTATTAAGACACTTAGACTTTTTAGACCATGTATTAGTCGGAGAAAAACCTTTAAGATTTAATCAACACGATAACAGATTACATATCGATATGGACTGGAAGAACGATTTACAAGTTGGCGAATATCTTGTTATTGAGTGTTACAGAAAATTAGACCCTAATACATTTACAGATGTTTATGATGACATGTATTTAAAAAGATATGTAACATCGTTATTTAAAAAACAATGGGGTGCTAACTTATCAAAATTCAATGGCGTTGCTATGATTGGTGGAGTTACTTTAAATGGTCAAGAAATATATTCTCAAGCACTACAAGAGTGTGAGAAATTAGAAAACGAGATTAGAAGCACATTCGAATTGAACCCAGCGATGATGATAGGATAATGTCATGCCAGTTAACCATTATTTTCAAGGTGGACGAGGCATTGGTAATGAAGCAGAGAAAAGACTTCACGAAGATTTAATCGTAGAAGGTTTAAAAATCTTCGGTCAAGATGTTTACTACTTACCAAGAACCTTAGTCAACAAAGACATAGTGTTAGGAGAAGATACTTCATCAAGATTTGATGATAGTTACCTATGTGAAATGTACTTTGAAACTAACGAAGGCTTCGCTGGCGAAAAAGAAATAATCAACAAATTCGGTTTAGAAATTAGAGATGACACAACACTTGTTGTTGCGAAAAGGTCATGGACTAATTTTGTAGGTAGTAAAGCAAACACTATTGTTTCTGGAAGACCTAACGAGGGCGATATAATCTATGTGCCTTTGATGAGTGCTTTCTTTGAGATATTGTTTGTAGAAAACCAAGAGCCATTTTATCAACTAGGCAACTTACCTGTTTATAAACTAAGATGTACTAGATTTGAATACAGTGGCGAACAAATGGATACTGGTTTCGATATTATTGATGAGAAGGCAGATAATGTTTCTCTCAATATGATTGAATACAAGTTCTCATTAGAACAAGGTAATATTGCAGAGACAGGCGAAGGTTCAATACAATTAGAAAGTTCGTTATCGGCAGATACAGGTCAACCTACTTTCTTAATGCAAGAAGATTGGGAACAACCAAACATTGACCAGAAATCGCCGTATGCACAAAACTTAGGATTAGACGCAGAAGCAGGTATCGGAACATCGTCAACATTAGACGATATACTTGACTTTACTGAAAGAAATCCATTTGGGGAGATTGACGGATAATGATAGGTAAGTTTTTTTATAACGAAGGCATTAGAAGATTGACAATCGCATTTGGTCAAATCTTTAACAATGTAATGATACAAAAGACAACATCTACTGGTGCAGTAACTAGTAGAGAGAAAGTGCCTTTAGCTTATGCGTCAAGAGAAAAGTTTTTATCAAGACTAGAACAACAACCTGATTTAGAGGCAGAAAAGTTTGCTATTGTTTTACCTAGATTAAGTTTTGAGATGACAGGTCTTGCATACGATAATACAAGAAACTTACAAAAGTTAAATAAATTTAGACAAGTAAAAGCGCAAGAAGATGGTAAAGTTTTAACATACAATTATACGCCTGTTCCTTACAATGTAAATTATACTTTACATTTGTTTACAGCAAATAATGAAAGTGCATTACAGATTATTGAACAAATATTGCCATACTTTCAACCGGACTACACAGTTACAATCAATGCAATACCAGATTTAAATATTAAAAAAGATGTTCCGATTGTATTGAACAATATTAGTTTTCAAGACAACTACGAGGGCGCTGTTTCTAATAGAAGAACAATTACATACAGTTTAGATTTTACTGCTAAGACATACTTGTTTGGTCCTATTACAAATTCAAAAGTTATTAAAGAAACTAAATCAGATTTATATTCTGATATTGATACTACAACTAAGGCAAGAGAAGAAAGAATTATAGTTGTGCCTAATCCAGTGTCTTCGGATGCTGATGATGAATATGGATTTACAACTACTATACAATTTTTTGATGACGCTAAGAAGTATAATCCTAGTACAGATACGGATAGTTAATTATGAGTAAATTAGAAGAAAACTTAAATGAAATTTTAGGTGTGAGTAGTCCGATGGAACAAATGCAGAGTAAACCACCTGTACCAAAAGACGATGACACTAAGAAAGAAGATGTTGATAAAGACTATGAGTACAGTAGAGATAGTTACTATAATCTTATTGACAAGGGTAATGAAGCAATACAAGGCATTTTAGATATTGCAAAAGAGGGGCAACACCCTAGAGCATACGAAGTTGCAGGTCAATTAATTGGTCAAGTTGCAACAACTGTAGATAAGTTACAAGACTTACAGAAAAAATTAAAAGACTTGAAAGAGTTACCAAATAAGGCGAATACAAATATTAAAAATGCATTATTTGTCGGTTCAACAAATGAATTACAAAAAATGTTAAGAGGTGATAATGAAAAAGATGACAGCAATATTGTCGAACACGAAGACAAAAACGATAGCGATAAGTGATTGTAAGTACATTCAAAGTATGACGCCGTTGCCCGAATTACTAGAGGGCGAAAAATTACTAAATCCAATCGAAGTATATAAGTATGAAATCACCGACAATCAGAGAGGTGGTGCCGCTGGCGCTACACTTGAACAAAAGAAATATAGGGTACATAGAGGTAGTCAGAGAGTGCAAGCTGCAATACAATTAGGTTACACGCACATATCTGCTAATATAATCAATGGCTGAAGCATATTTAGGAAATCCAAATCTAAAGAGAGTTAATACACCTCACGAATACACTAAGGAACAAATTCAAGAGTTTCAAAAGTGTCAAGATGACCCTATTTACTTTATGGAAAACTACATGAAGATTGTATCTCTTGATGAGGGTTTAGTGCCATTTGAGATGTATGATTTTCAGAAACATATTGTAAGGACAATTCATGACAATCGTTTCACAATTTGCAAACTTCCACGACAATCTGGTAAATCTACTACAACAGTCAGTTACCTTCTTCATTACGCTTTGTTTAATCCTAATTCAAACATTGCCATCCTCGCCAACAAATCATCAACAGCGAGAGACATACTCGGTAGATTACAACTTGCCTATGAAAATTTGCCCAAGTGGTTGCAACAAGGAATTATTAATTGGAATAAAGGAAATATCGAGTTAGAAAACAAGTCGCAAATCGTAGCGGCTGCAACATCATCAAGTGCCATTCGAGGTGGTTCTTATAACATTATCTTTTTAGATGAGTTTGCTTTCGTACCAGCGAATATCGCTGAAATGTTTTTCTCGTCTGTTTATCCGACAATATCATCTGGACAAAAAACTAAGATGATAATTGTATCAACGCCATATGGTATGAACCAGTTTTATAAACTATGGGTTGACGCAGAGAGTGGCAGAAATGACTATGTACCTATTGATGTACATTGGTCAGAGGTGCCTGGTCGAGACGAGGCATGGAAAGAAGCTACTATAAGAAACACCTCACCTGAGCAGTTTCAACAAGAGTTTGAATGTGAGTTTTTGGGTTCTGTTAATACACTTATCAGTCCTGCTAAAATTAAAAATATGGCATTCTTAGACGC